AACGTTTTAAACCACAAACTTAAAACTTTCACATTAAAACCACAAATTTTAATGATTAATGGACAAAACAACCAGAACAGACCTATGCCCGGACAACTGCCCAGAGTGCAAAATAGAAACCGCCAAGCTAATAATAACCCTCAAAGGCCACCTGCGAACATACCGCAACCGCCCCCACACGTCCAGTCTCATAAGGAGGATCATCTCAAAATTGAACACGGAGTCGTCGCAGCATTCAGATCCAATTACATTCTTTCCAAAGAGGGCTGTAAAACCTTTGAAAACCTCTTTCCCCACCTGGTCCGAAATGATAAAACCAGATTTAGAGTAGGAGGAGAGTATGGCTATGTTACCCATCCCCATCCAGTAGGAGCACAAATTCGATCAACACTTGATGATCTACTAATGTACAAATATTGCCCACAAGGAAGAATCCTTGACGTAGGAGCTAGCCCCGTTAGAACTCTTGGAAGATATCAAACACAGCTAGTCGACGTCAATGGAGTAAAAGTACTTAGAAAAGCCCCCTGGATTGAAAGAGTACATATGGCCTGCCCCATTCTTGGAGCAGCAGATGTGCTAAGAAAACAAGACCATGCCCCAACTCTTAAAACATTGTGTCAAGAACACAATGAACAAGAGGCAAAAGTTTACCCAGCCCTGAATGATCAAATCACTTACCAATTGGGTCCAGACACTTTAAGCAAGAATCATTGCCGACATGCAGTTTCAGAGAAACTACTACAAGTACAGTGTGCATGTCAAGATATTGGCCATTTTGATGCCTACAAATCCGTCGAGAGTTGGTACTATGATGGAGTATTGAAAGGTATCATCAAAAGAATGGTTGGGGATTTCACTATCTCCCAAAACAATGGAATTGCTTACTTTGTCGCAAACGACTACTATCGACTCCTTTTGAGAAAGATCAAAGAAAAAGATTCAAAAATTCGAAACTCCTTGATTGAGAGCTTCTCAAGTCAAAACAGTAAATTTAGCCTGGAACTAGAAGCTAAAGGATGTGTACGAGAAGACGGAACTCCAGAAAGTGTTCACAAATTCAAAGCAGATGCTGATTCAAACTTACGAGTTCAAGCTGTTGTTGAAGGAAACTCAATTCCCTACATTCATGGATTTCCTCGAACTTCAGATAAAGATACATTTGCTATGGAGTACAAAAATGGATTAAATGTTTATCTCGTGGTCTTCACAAAATTGGAAGAAGTTATTAATGGCGAAGTGCCCTGTGTTCTATATAAAGCTCAAGTCACAAAGAAAGATACATGGACTAAAGAACAATTAGACAACCTGGTAATAGTTGAACCTGAAATGGCAAGTCTAGCTAATCTCATAGAAGATGCTGATGTTTTTGAAGAGGTCACCAAATATGTCTACGAGAAGGGAGTAAAAGAACTCAATCTCCGGCTACGCGCTCCAAGACCAACAATAGAGAAAGAAGAACAACTTAAACTCTTCGATGAAGACAAATACCAAAATAAGTTGACTCAAGCTCTAGAAAAGAAATTAGACATTGCAGAAAGGAAATCAAGGATAGAAAGCAATGTTCGATTTGTTCGTTGGCTTAAAAGACAATTTGTCGAAAGAAATTGTAGCCATAATTTCTCAATTAGATATATTGATGGTGAAGCCTATCTTGTCGCAAGAAAACTTGTTCGCTCATTCTTTGGAATATTTGTATCTGAAGACCGATCCTTGTGCGCTGAAGCAAAACTTGATGATGTCATGAAAGCGTATGTTAGCATCGGAATCAAATCAAATACAAGTTCAGTACAACAAGCTTGCGTTCAAGAACAAAGGAACCAGAAAACTCACGATGTCAGCATGTTTGATCAAATGGAAAGCTACACTATTGCTAGACTTCTTCGCGCAATTGAGGCGAAGAGGTTTGAGTCATTCGTTCTATAAGATGATAGAACGAATGCCTTAACAGGCATTCAACCCCAGGTCCGGACCACCTTCGCAACCCTAAACTCCTCTTGTGTTGTTATAGAAGAGCGCCTAGATCCGGATTTGCAACGAGGGATCGTTGATCCTAAAATTGCAGCAAGGGGTGATTTTATAGGCGATTTGCGTAAAGTTCCGTGTATACATGAAGAAGAACACATAGCAGCTGATCAAATCTTTCCCTTAATAAAGACAGAAGTCTGGTATACTCCAACCATCAAACACCACTGCCCTAGAACAGCATTAGCATCCTCATTGCGAGCTTGTTCCAATAAAGTCAGTCCTGATCCTATAATTTTCGCGGATTACAAGAAATGGTTTAAGTCTAAATTCATACCGAAATTCTTAAAATGCATGGATGAAGAATTGGTTTCTGTGGATTTAGATAAATGGCTAAAGCGATATCCCCAATCTTATAGGAATAATATGAAAACTGCAATTGATAACAATCATCAAACAACGTACGGTAAATTAGATCTTAAATACGAAGCGTTTACCAAAGTTGAGATGCAGTTTACAACAGTACCTCATGACTTTAAAGAAACAGAACTCAACGATACTAAAGAGCGACAGATCTGTGGCCCAACAAATGAAAAGAAAGTGTATGCAAATGCCTTCATAAATGAATTAGAAGGTATTGCTTCTCGACATTTCAAACCTTACTGTGGAAGACACAATTGGGTACAAATCTGTGAGTCTTTAGAGAGTATGGAACATAATATGCATGCAAATTGTATCTGGGGAGCATCAGATGGTTCAGGTTTTGACATGACACAGTTAAAAGAACATAACGAATTGATGAATGAGTTATTAATGTGTTGTGCTAAACATAAGAATGTGCATTGGAGTGAACCATTGACTATAGAAAGGTTCAAAGAGGCAATTGAAAGTAGTCTAATTCTCAATGTAAGTGTAGATCATGGTGATTTAAAATATACAGCTCAAGGAAGGGCATCTGGAGACGGATGGACAACCTTTGGAAACACCATGTTAATGATCAGTTATTGGTCATACACTGCTTATCGAGCAGGAATAGAGAATTTTGGACTAAAGGTCAAAGGGGACGATGTTTTGTTCGTTATAGCATTAAAAGATAAAGAGCGCTTCATGAGAGCTGTGTCAGAAGTGTTTACTACCGGGAAACATCAGCATAGTCATGGGTTAGGACAAATTTGTAAGAAAATCGACTTTGGAGATCTTGTTGATTTAGATTTTCTTTCAAATGAATTCTTTATAACCAGTGATGGACATTACCGCATGACTAGAATACCAGCTCGAGTTATTCAAACTAATTCTTGGTCAACCAAGGTACCTAAAAATAGAGTAAACTTAGACAGTAGGATGGAATTATGTTACTCTAAAGGTATGTGTTTGAAAGCTTGGGCGGATGGGCTGCCAATATTCGGCGTTTTAGCTGATAAAATGATTTCTCTTGGAAAACGTGGTAAATTAACAGAGTTTAATGAGTATTCAGATGGTGATAGAGTATGGCATAAAGGCCGCAATGATTATCAAGCATATCTACACTATCTGAACTCCAAATACAATATAAGCTCTAGTGAAGTGAAAGAAGTTGAAGCCAGAATTAATGCTGTAACGGAATTGTCAGGAATACTGCACTTACCCCAGCTAGAAAAATTCTATAAGAGCTAATTCGTTGATGCTAATTATTGTTCTGGTGAGTTGCAAGCATATCTGTGAGCATGCATTTAACACAGTGACCGAAAGTTTATGTTAATTTATGAGAGGGTCTCAGCGGGATAGTCATCCCGTCAACCGTGGCTGGATGGCTAGGTTAACATAAATGCTAGGTACAGAGGTCAGAGACCTATGCATGTTTACTTACACGTACTTCTTTATTGTAGTCCTAACGCACGCCTTGTTTATATAAATGGCTTATAAGTGACCTCAATTCTAACGAATTGTTGAGTTAGGGATACAAATAGATTACAATGTAAATAACAGAATGTGGAG